CTGAAGGCAGAGCCGCATTATCACAACTAGATACTTTATTTTCTGGCACATCAAAAACACTTACAAATAAATCAATTGATTTAGACGCTAATACACTTACAGGAACTTTAACAGAATTTAATAGTGCATTACAGAGTGAGAGTTTTGCTGGTCTTGCAGCTACTCAAACATTAACAAATAAAACAATAGATTTAGGCGCAAACACACTTACAGGAACTTTAGCAGAATTTAATAGTGCTTTACAAAGTGAAAGTTTTGTTGGTCTTGCGGCTGCACAAACTCTTACAAATAAATCTTTAACAGCACCAACAATAACTGGCGTAGTAACAGCAACAGGTGCTGTCTTTGCAGGTGCTAGTCCACTTGTATTTGAAGGTGCAACTGCAAACGCTTTTGAAACAACTTTTGCAATTACAGACCCAACAGCAGATAGAACAGTTACAATTCAAGACGCTTCTGGTACAGTTGCATATCTAACAGATATTACAGGCGGTGGTGCGTCAGAGTTCTCAACTGTTAAAGTTAATACAAGTGTTATATTTGAAGGCGCAACTGATGACGCACATGAAACAACTTTAGCTGCTGTTGACCCAACAGGAGATAGAACAGTATCATTACCAAATGCTACTGATACACTAGTAGGTAAAGCAACAACTGATACACTTACTAATAAGAGTATTGATAGTGATAATAACACAATTACAAATATTGTTAATGCAGATATTAAATCAGCAGCTGCAATTGCATTTAGTAAAATGGCAGACTTAACTGCTTCAAGAGCATTAGTTTCTGATGGCAATGGTGATGTATCTGTGAGTGCTGTAACATCAACTGAAATAGGATATCTTGATGGAGTTACTAGTGCTATACAAACACAATTAGATAACAAATCAAGTAAAGCCTTTGCAATCGCTCAAGCAGTCGCATTAGGATAGTTATAAATAGTTATAAAGGAAGAATAATATATGGCAGTCCCAAGTACAAAAGCATCACTAAAAGAATACTGTCTACGAGCATTAGGTAAGCCTGTAATTGATATAAATGTTGATGACGACCAAGTAGATGATAGAATAGACGAGGCAGTACAATATTTCTGTCAATATCATACAGACGGTGTTGAGAGAATGTATCTAAAATATGAAGTGACGGCAGCCGATATAACTCGTATGACTACTGATACATCTGAATCGGTTACAGAGAATAGTGTTACCACTACATGGAAACAAGGAAATAACTTTCTTATAGTTCCTGAAACTGTTATCTCAGTTGTCAATGTATTTCCTTTATCTGATAGAGCAAACTTAAATATGTTTGATGTTAGATATCAATTAAGATTAAACGACCTATACGATTTCTCATCTACAAGTATTGTACATTATCAGATGACAATGCAACATTTAGACTTTCTTGACCATATATTAGTAGGAGAGAAACCTATGAGATTTAATCATCTATCAAATAAATTATTTCTTGATATGGACTGGAACAATGATATTACAGCAGGTGAATTTTTAATCTTTGAGGTTTTTAGAAGATTAGACCCTGCAACAAGTACAGATATGTTTGATGACCTTTATTTAAAAAGATATACAACCACTTTAATTAAAAAACAATGGGGACAAAATCTTTCAAAATTTTCAGGTACTGCTATGTTAGGTGGGGTTACTCTAAATGGACCTGAATTATTCTCTACAGCAATTCAAGAACAAAGACAGTTAGAGGAAGAAATTAGAAGTAACTATGAAGAACCTGCCCACATGCAACAAGGATAATTAAATGCCAACTAATGTCTATTTTGACACAGGCACAACATCTGAGCAAAGACTATACGAAGATTTAATTATAGAACAGCTCAAGATTTACGGCCAAGATGTCTTTTACTTACCAAGAAAGATTGCTAATAAAGATACAAACCTTGGTGAGGATCCTGCAAGCTCATTTGATGACTCATACATCATTGAAATGTATGTGGACAATACTGATGGATATATGGGCGAACAAGAGATTATTAAAAAGTTTGGTTTAGAATTAAGAGATGATATTACTTTTACTTTATCTAAATTGAGATGGGAAACTCTAGTAGGTAATAATTCAGATTTAGTTGCTGATAGACCACAAGAGGGGGATTTAGTTTATTTCCCTACAACAAAATCATTCTTTGAAATACAGTTTGTAGAACATGAACAACCGTTCTATCAACAAGGCGCTTTACCAACATACAAGTTATCTTGTACTCGATTTGAATACAGTTCAGAAAGAATTGATACTGGTATTGCTCAGATTGATAGTGTTGAAGATAGTCTATCAACTGATACAATGAATTTCCAATTTAGTTTAGAAAATGAAACTGGTTCTTTTGTTTTAGAAAATAGTATTGGTGCAATAGATTATATAATTAATGAAAGTTTCACAATGGCAACACAATCACCTACTGACCAAGGCCAGGCATTTGAAACGGCTGCAGGAACAAATACTTCATCAACGGCTGATGATATATTAGACTTCAGCGAAAGAAATCCATTTGGGGAGGTTGACGAATACTAATGTTTGGAGAACACTTTTACCACAAGAAAATTCGTAATACTGTTATTGCGTTTGGTACAATATTTAATAATATAAATATTAAGAGATTAGATTCTAGCGGAAATCCTTTACAAAATATTAAAGTACCTTTATCATATTCACCAAAAGAAAAGTTTTTAGCCAGATTAGATGCACAACAGGACCTAAATGGGGACGATTCATCTGTGGCAATCACTCTACCTCGATTGTCATTTGAAGTTACTGGATATAGTTACGATGGCGGTCGTAAGTTAAATAAGAATCAAAAGATAACTAAAGTAACAACAAATGCCGACACCTCTAAACTGAATAGTCAATACACACCTGTGCCTTATAATGTTGAATTTGCTTTAAGTGTTTATGTTGCTAATTCAGATGACGGATTACAGATAATAGAACAAATACTTCCATACTTTCAACCTGATTATACTGTTACTATGATTGAAGATAGAACAATGGATACAAAAAGTGATATACCAATCGTGTTAAACAATGTAGACTTTGAAGATAGTTATACAGGAACATTAACAAGTAGTAGAAGAATAATTTACACACTAACATTTACAGCAAAAGTATATTTGTATGGTCCAATATCTACATCAGCTGTAATTAAAAAAGTATCAGCTGACTTATATTCTGACTCGCAAAGTGCTAGTTCACCAAGAGTCGAAAGAGTTACAGTTACACCAAATCCAACATCAGCTGACAAAGATGATGACTATACATACACTACCACGCTAGATTTCTTTACCGACACTTTAGATTATGATGAAGCGTCTGGTGATGATAAGTAGTTAAGAGGACTTTAATATGAGTAAAATTGATGATAATCTAAACGAAGTACTAGGTATTGCTGAGATAGATAAAACTTTCGAGATGGAAGTATTACCTAAGAAAACAAGTACCGAAGTATTAGTACCAGAAGATAAGGGTCCAGATATTGACTTTGAGACTGGTAGAAAAAATCTTTATAATTTACTTGATAAAGGTAATGAAGCAATTGATGGTATACTTAGTTTGGCAAAAGAAGGAGAACATCCTCGTGCTTATGAAGTTGCAGGACAATTAATCAAGACAGTAAGTGAAGTATCACAAAATCTCTTAGACCTACAAGATAAATTAAAAAAGATAAAAGATATACCCGATAAAGGACCAAAGAATGTTACTAACGCTTTATTTGTTGGTTCAACAACTGAACTACAAAAGATGTTAAAGGGTAAAAACGAATGATATTTTTTAGACAAAACCTACATGAAGTAATTACACTACCTGAACCACCTGTTGATGATTTAACAGAGGCGTATCAGGTGGAAAAAATAATTAGACAAAGAACAGAAAAAGATGTTCAGTCTATTCAAGACCATGACCAAGAACCTTACTATGCAATTCGCAAAGTTTGTGAGGAAAATGGTATAGAGTTTCATGATAGTGAATTTAAACAAATTATAAAAGAGTCTGTACCAATAATTAAACACTTTAAAGATGTTTTTAATCGTCCAAGACCTGTTGAAGTTCTTTCTAGTTTAAATACTTTACCAAGTAAAACAAATAAAACTAAGTCATATCCTAGTGGTCATGCGACTCAATCAGTTATACTTGCAAGATATGTTGCTGGTAAAGTACCACAATTAGAAAAAGAATTAATGAAAGCGGCTTACGAATGTGGTTATGGTAGAGTACAGGCAGGGTTTCATTATGTTTCAGATTATGATACTGGCAACTTACTTGGTGAAAAGATGTATGTGTTAATGAATAAAATGGATTATGGACAAGAAATGAATGAAGGCAAAGTAGCTTTCAAAGATTTCTTAAAAAATTAAATGGGAACAACTGACCAATATTTAGGTAACCCTAATTTAAAGAAAGCTCACACTCCTTCTAGATTTACAAAGAAACAAATTCAAGAAGTGATGAAGTGTCTTGAGGATCCTAAATACTTTATACAAGAATATTTAAAAATTGTTACCATTGATAAAGGTTTAGTGCCTTTTGAAATGTACGACTTTCAGCGGAAGATGGTAGACACTTTTCACGACAATAGGTTTACAATATGTAAATTACCTAGACAAAGTGGAAAGTCAACTATCATAGTTTCCTACCTCTTACATTATGTATTATTTAATGATAATGTGAATGTTGCAATATTAGCCAATAAATCTTCTACGGCAAGAGATTTATTAGGTCGTTTGCAATTGGCTTACGAACATTTGCCCAAATGGATGCAACAAGGCGTTCTCAATTGGAATAAAGGTTCACTCGAATTAGAAAATGGAAGTAGAATTGTAGCGGCAAGTACTTCTTCTAGTGCTGTTCGAGGAAGTACCTTTAATATAATATTCTTAGATGAGTTTGCTTATGTACCTAATAATATTGCCGAAGAATTTTTTAGTTCAGTTTATCCTACAATATCATCTGGTAAATCATCAAAGGTGATGATAGTATCTACACCACATGGTATGAATATGTTTTACAAGATGTGGATGGATGCAACAAATAAGAAAAGTACTTTTGTTCCTGTCGAAGTACATTGGAGTGAAGTACCAGGTCGTGATGAGAAATGGAAAGAACAAACAATTAAGAATACAAGTGAATCACAATTTGCAACAGAATTTGAATGTGAGTTTCTAGGTAGTGTTGACACACTTATCAATGCAAGTAAAATAAAACTTATGCCTGTTGTTGAACCTAAACGAAGTGGTGGTTTAGATGTTTACGAAATGCCAAAGAAAGACCGCCTTTACACAATGACAGTTGATGTATCAAGAGGATTAACAAGTGATTATTCAGCCTTTTGTGTGATAGATTGTACAAGTGTACCATATAAAGTAGTTGCAAAGTATAGAAATAATGAAATTAAACCTCTTCTTTTTCCTAGTATTATAGATAGGGTTGCAAAACATTATAACAAAGCATTTATTTTAATAGAGATAAACGATTTAGGACAACAAGTAGCAGATAACTTACAGTTTGAATTAGAATATGATAACATGATGATGGTTACACAAAGAGGTCGTTCTGGACAAGTATTAGGTGGGGGATTTAGTGGTCGTGGCAATCAACTAGGCTTGAGAATGACTAAAGGTACGAAAAAGATTGGAACTTCTAATCTCAAAAGTTTAATCGAGGGGGATAAATTACTTATTACAGACTTTGATATTATTGCAGAATTATCAACCTTTATATCTAAAGGAAAATCTTTTGAGGCTGAGGCTGGTGCAACAGATGATTTAGTGATGTGCTTAGTGATATTTTCGTGGTTAGCAAATCAACGATATTTTAAAGAATTAACAAATGTAGATGTGAGAGGTCAAATGTTTTCTGAACAACAGAATGCTATCGAGGCAGATATGGCACCTTTTGGTTTCATAGACGATGGATTGAACGACCCAGAGGGTCAAGACGGTTATTTTGTTGACGCAGGAGAAATTTGGCGACCCGTATCATATCGCAAAGGAGAATAGTGTAGTTTTGGCATACTATAAATATACACAAAGGGTTATAACTAATAAACTAATTATTAAGGAGAACTAAAATATGGCTTTTCAAGTATCACCAGGAGTTCTCGTTACTGAAAAGGACCTTACTAATGTAATACCTGCTGTCTCAACATCAGCTGGTGCAATAGTAATGACGGCAGAAAAAGGACCGATTGATGAGATTACTACAATTTCATCTGAATCAGAGTTGGTCAATGTGTTTGGTAAACCAACCACAGACAACTTTGAGGAATTCTTTTGCGCCGCAAACTTTTTAGGATACGGAAACAACCTCAAGGTAGTGAGACCGATAACAGGCATGGTAAATGCTGCTGTGTCTGGTACTGCTATTCTAATAAAAAATACTACTGATTACCTAGACAACTATGGAAGTGATGCTAGTTTTGCTGCTAATGTAGGGGCATATGCCGCTCGTGAAGCAGGAACTCTAGGAAACTCACTTAAAATTTCTGTCTGTTCAAACTCAACTGCGTTTGGACCTCATTCAATGAGTGGCAATTTAGTTGCTGACGCTTCTGCTGCTATCGGAGATACAACATTAACTGTTGACGATGGTAGTTTAATGCAAGTTGGTGACATACTAGAATTTGGAGACGCAAGTAATGTGCCTTCAACTGACGGTGCGCCTTCAGGATTTTTCTATAAAATCACAGGAATCAGTACTCACGTTCTAACTATTGCAAGATTTAATCCTGCAACAGGACAAACAGAAACAGGCGGACTAAGACACGCCGTTGTTGACAACGCTAAAGTTCTAAGACATTGGGAATATTATTTCAACTTTGACGGTCCACCAACTTCAACAGATGATGTTGTTGCTGCTGGCGGTTCATTAGATGAAATGCATATCGTAGTGTTAGACGAAGATGGCGGAATCACAGGAACTGCTGGAGAAATATTAGAAACTTTTGCTGGCGTTTCACAGGCTTCTGACGCTAAAGACGCTTCAGGTAATTCAAACTTTTATTCTGATGTAATATACAGAACGAGTAGTTTTGTATATGTAATGGACCATGAAACAACACTTGCAAACGCAGGTAGTGCTAAGAAAGGTCAAACTTTCGATAACGCTTCAGGCGATGCTGTAACTGTTAAGACTTATTCATTGGCATCTGGAACAGACGATTACGCTGCTACAAACGGCGAGATTGCAACTGCATATGAAAAATTTAATGACACAGAAAATGTAGATATATCTTTACTACTTTGTGGTCCTTCACAAACAGATGCTGACGCTACTGGCGACACAAAGGCAACTGCTGTTATGGATATCGCAACTTCAAGAAAAGATTGTGTTGCTTTCATATCACCTGCGAGAGCAGATGTTGTTGGTATTGCTAACGCAATCACACAGGCACAAAATGTAATATCTTTTGCTGATGGTTTACCATCAACAAGTTATGCTGTTATTGATAGTGGTTACAAATATATGTACGACAGATATAATGATGTCTTTAGATTTGTACCATTAAATGGTGACATAGCAGGACTTTGTGCAAGAACAGATAATATCGCAGACCCTTTCTTCTCACCCGCTGGATTTAACAGAGGACAGATTAGAGGTGCAGTTAAACTTGCTTTCAATCCAAATCAAACACAAAGAGATGAATTGTACAAGGCAAGAATTAATCCAGTAGTCGCATTCCCTGGACAGGGAACTGTGCTGTTTGGCGATAAGACTGCTCAAGCAAAACCTAGTGCTTTCGATAGAATTAATGTAAGACGATTATTCATTACTCTAGAAAAAGCTGTATCTACTGCTGCTAAATTCCAACTCTTTGAGTTTAATGATGAATTTACAAGGGCTCAATTTAGAAATCTTGTAGAACCATTCTTGAGAGATGTACAAGGCAGACGAGGTATTACAGACTTTAGTGTTGTTTGTGATGATTCAAATAATACTGGAGATGTTATTGATAGAAACGAATTTAGGGCTGACATTTATGTGAAACCTGCTCGTTCTATTAACTTTATTCAACTTAACTTTATTGCTACAAGAACAGGCGTTGCCTTTTCTGAAGTAGCAGGCGCATAGGAGGGTTACACAATGGCGAATATAAATGACTTTAAAGCCCGACTAAAAGGCGGTGGTGCAAGAGCCAATCAGTTCAAGGTAACTTTACCTTTCCCTGGTTACTCAGCAGTTGGTGGAGAAACAGCTGACTTGGCATTCTTATGTAATGCTACATCAATACCTGGGCAAAATCTTGGTACTGTTCCTGTAAACTTTAGAGGAAGAATACTGAACCTAGTTGGTGATAGAACATTTAATCCATGGTCTATTACTGTATTAAACGATACAGACTTCAAAATTTACAGAGGTCTAGAAAGATGGATGAACGGCATGAATAATATGACTGATAACGAGGGGTTAACTAATCCTTCAGATTATCAAGTTGATATATTCATTGACCATTTAGACAGAAATGGAGATACCCTTAAATCTTATACTTTAAGAGGTGCATTCCCAACTGCTCTAGATGATATCGCACTTAACTATGGCACGAATAATGCTATAGAGGAGTTCGGTTGTTCGTTTACATACCAGTATTTTGAGACAGATACTACTACATAATAAATATAAGTTAAAAGGAAAATTATAATATGGCGCAATTACTTGGCTTCCAAATAACAAGACTGAATGATGAAAGGAATAAACCGGCGGAGGCCAAACAGGCCTTCACGGTTCCTTCTCCCGATGACGGTACAACTACTATATCTGCTGGCGGTTACTTTGGCCAATACCTGGATATGGACGTTACGGCGAAGAATGATGTTGATTTAATTAAAAGATATAGAGAAGTTGCTCAACACCCTGAGTGTGATATGGCAATTGAAGATATCATCAATGAGGTTATTGTTTCAGACGATAGAGACCAGTCTGTTTCAATATCACTAGATAAATTAGCAGTTTCAGATAGTATTAAAACGAAAATTCGTGATGAGTTTGATGAAGTTATGAAACTTTTAAATTTTGACGAAAAAGGTCACGACATATTCAAAAGATTTTATGTTGATGGCAGAATATACTTTCACAAGGTCATAGACCCAAAAAGTCCACGAAAAGGATTAACAGAATTACGATACATTGACCCACGAAAAATTAAAAAGGTTCGTGAGATTACAAAAAAGAGAGATGTTAAAGGCACTAAAGGTATAGAAATTATAGAACAAACAGCAGAATGGTTTGTTTATAATGAAAAAGGTATATCATCAGCAAATTCAAATGCTGGTCTTAAAATTTCTGCTGACGCAATCTCTTATATTACATCAGGTGTAATAGACCAAACTAAAAATATGGTTATGGGTCATCTACATAAGGCAATTAAACCTGTCAATCAATTAAGAATGATTGAAGATGCTGTTGTTATTTACAGAATAGTAAGAGCACCCGAAAGAAGAATATTCTATGTTGATGTAGGTAACTTACCTAAAGTAAAAGCAGAAGCTTATCTAAGAGATGTTATGGCAAGATACAGAAATAAACTTGTCTATGACGCCGCTACAGGTGAGATTAGAGATGATAGAAAGCATATGTCTATGCTTGAAGATTTTTGGTTACCTCGTAGAGAAGGTGCAAAAGGCACCGAAGTTACTACACTTGCAGGTGGTCAAAACCTTGGCGAAATATCAGATGTAGAGTACTTTCAAAAGAAATTATACAAATCTTTAAATGTACCTATTTCAAGATTAGACTCTCAAAATGGTTTTAATCTAGGAAGAGCTGCAGAAATTACAAGAGACGAACTTAAATTTACTAAGTTTGTTGCAAGATTAAGAAAAAGATTTACTCAACTATTTCATGATGTACTTAAAACACAATTAGTTTTAAAAGGTATTATTACAATAGAAGATTGGAGTAATCTAAAAGAACATATACAATATGATTATTTAAAAGATGGATATTTTGCTGAACTAAAAAATGCAGAAATATTGAGAGAACGAATAAGTCTTGCAAATGAGGTTAGTCCTTATATTGGCAAATATTACTCTGTTGAATATATCAGAAAGAATGTGTTGAGACAAAGTGATGAAGATATCATAGATATTGATAGTCAGATTAGAAAAGAAATTGAACAAGGTATTATCGCAAATCCAGAAGGCGCACAAATGGAAGATGATGATAATAATGATATAAATATAGGAGATGAATAGTTATGACAGATGATAATGTAAAGAAAATGGTTGATTCTCTTGCAGACGGCGATAATATCGCAGCTCAAGACGCATTTAAAGACGCTTTATCTGATAAGATAGGTGGTGCTTTAGATGGTAAAAGAATGACTGTCGCAAATGATTGGTTAAACGCAGCTCATGAAACAGAGGACTTAGAACAAAATGCTCAGTATATGAAACCTTCTCAAGAAGACTCTACTGAACAAGAACCTGTTGAAATAGACAATGATGAGGAACCAAATGAACAACCTGTCGTTTCAGAAGTTTAAAGTACAATTATCTGAAAGAAGGTATGGTGGCCCCGAAAAGGGTAAGGAGTATAATAGTTTATCTCCTAAAATGAAGGCCGCAATAGATGATGTTTATAGTATGATTGATAAAACCTCTGACCCTCTTATAGGAAAAGTTGAAGGTATTATTAATCAAGTGGCTAAAAAACATGGGATTAAAGTATCAGATATAGAAAGATACATTGATAACGAAACAATTAAGTAAGGAAATAAAAAATGGCAATTGCAACGAGAACACTAAAAGATACATCATTACAAGCTAGCGGCGGTGCTCAAGGCGGTAAGGTTACTATTCTAGTAAACATGAGTGATAACACTACTGCTAACTCAAACATACTTGACGCAAGTGGTTTGGCAGGACACGCTAACGGTGCAAAATTAGATATCACTAGAGTATGGTGGTCTTTAGTACAAGGCACTGCTGATGACAATACAGGTCATGTACAGTTACAATTTGTGGGCGCTTCATCTGATACCATAGCACTTCAACTTGCTGGTACAGGACACTATGATGGTACTGCTGGTAAGATTGAAAACAACGCAACGAATACAACAGCGACTTCAGGAGATTTAGAGTTAACCGCTCTTGGGACTTCTGGTAGTGTTATTATCGAATTAAGAAAAGACGAAGCATTTACTGCATAGTAGATAGGATTTTCTGATGGCGATTACGAATACAGCTATTGTTGATACCACTTTAAAGTACATTGTACAATCAAAGGGTATCAGGGATGAAACAGACCAGATAGTAGCTGACGGTGAAAAATTGGCAAGTGGCACAAACGAATCAAAGTTATGTTTGATTGAGTGTCATTTTCAAATAAAAGGCACAGGTACTTTAAAGTTAAGTACTGAAAGTGAAACAAATGATTTGAGTTTTACTGGAAATGGTAAGTATGGTTTACGACCTGACCAGTTGAAATTTGGGAATGATAAAATAATAAAATTAACAACTGACTCAAATGTCGAGAGTTATTTGTTGATTACAGAGTTTAGGAGAAAATAATATGGCAGATGTGGTTACATCACAAACAATAGCAGACACCGTTGGTGTTAAAACTGTTATGAAGTTTACTAATATAAGTGATGGTTCTGGCGAAACACTTGTAGCTAAAATGGATGCTAGTGCATTAAATTTTATGAGTGAAGACGCAAACAGAATTATCTCAAAGATATATTGGTCAGTAAATACGACTAATGGTAAATCAGGCGTAGAGTTATTATGGGCAGGTAGTGGAACAAGTTCTGCTAATGCAACTATAGGATTTTTCTCTGGTCGTGGTTTTCACGATTACTTTACTGCTGGTAATAGTATTCCTAACAACGCAACATTGACAGCGAATACATCTCCTGCTGGAGACATATTACTTTCGACAAAAGGTTTTGTTGCAGGTGATAATTATACAATAATTTTAGAAGTGAGATAATGGGAAAAAAGAAAAAGGATTATTCGAAAGCAATTTTAGAAAGAATTGTAGGAACAAAATCTAAGACTTATCTTGCAGATGAATTTAAAAAAGCATTTGCAGAAAAGTATGGAATAAAAAAAGAAGAACTGAAAAGAGAAGTTGTAGATAGAATTTACAATAATAAACAAAAGGTGGAGAAATGAAACTAATTACAGAAACTATCGAAGATATCGAAGTATTAACAGAAGCAAATACTTCTGGTGGTAAAAACTACAAAATTCGTGGTGTCTTTATGCAGGCTGATATCAAAAACCGTAATGGTAGACTTTATCCAGTCGACACTTTAGCAAAAGAAGTTGCACGATACACTAGAGAATTTATAAACAAGAAACGTGCTTTCGGTGAACTAGGACATCCTGACGGACCAACAGTTAACCTTGAAAGAGTTTCACACATGATTACTAGTCTTAAACAAGAAGGTAAAAACTTTATTGGAGAAGCAAAAGTAATGGATACCCCTTACGGTAAAATCGTCAAGAATTTAATTGACGAGGGTGCTCAGTTAGGTGTATCTTCAAGAGGTATGGGTTCTATTCAACAATCTCAAGGACGAAATGTTGTTGGAAAAGACTTTTATCTCGCAACCGCAGCTGACATAGTTGCAGACCCATCAGCCCCTGATGCTTTCGTAGAAGGTATTATGGAGAATAAAGAATGGGTGTGGGATAACGGAATACTGAAAAGTATAGAAGTTGAACAATATAAATGGGAAATTGAAAGAACTAAACGTAATAAACTTGCTGAAGTTAAAGCAAACATCTTCAAAGATTTTATATCTAAATTTTAAAACCTACGCAACATATTAAAAAGCGCAAGGTTTGAGATGGTAAGATGTATAAATAATAGCAATAAGAAAAATTAATTAATTTTTAAATATTAAGGAGAGACCGAATGTCTGAAACCGAAGTAAAAAATGAGTTAGACGAAGTAGTGAATGCTGCCAATAAAGACGCAGCTCCTGCTGAACCTACTCATCTTAAAAACGACGGCGAAGATTTGGGCAAGGCAGTGGTTAAACCTACTGACCCTAATGGCCAAACCGCTGTAAAAAAGGTATCTAAAGTATCGGACCAGGTTAATAAGGATGCGAATGACGGCTCATTACCAAATGACCAAAAACCATCTGACATGAAAGAAGAAGAAGTAGAAGTAGATGACGGTGTAAAAACTGTTGCTGAAACAACTGATTCTGATGAAATGGATATTGACCTATCTGATGACGTTAAAGCATTAGTTTCAACAGACGCTGACCTATCCGAGGAATTCAAGGAAAAGGCTGCGACTATTTTTGAAACTGCTGTAAAGACAAGAATACAAGAACAGGTTAAAGTACTAGAGTCTAAGTATGAACAAAAACTTTCAAAAGAGACTGAAACAATAAAAGAAGCGATGACTGAAAAAGTTGACTCGTATCTGAACTATGTTGTTGAAGAATGGATGAAAGAAAATGAATTAGCAGTCGAAAGAGGTATTCGTACCGAGATTGCTGAAGATTTCATTACTGGACTTAAATCTTTATTTAAAGAACATTATATTGATGTTCCTGAAGAAAAGTACAATGTATTAGAAGACTTAACAAATCAATCAAAAGATTTAGAATCTAAACTTAACGAACAGATTGAAAAGAATGTAAATCTGTCAAAAGAAGTTTCTGAGTTTTATAAGACACAAGCTATCGTTGAAGTAACTGCTGATTTAGCAGAAACAGAAAAAGAAAAGTTTATGTCTATGGCTGAGAATGTCGAGTATGATAGTGCTGAGAAATTTAGAGAAAAGTTAGAAACTATCAAAGAGTCTTACTTCCCTAAAACAAAATCAGAAATAACAGAAAGTGATTCTGTTGATTCTGTCGCGGCAAACGAACCAGCTGATTTTAATGCTGGTAAGTCAGATGCTATGGCTGCATATACAGCCGCAATAACAAAGAACCTTAAACAAATCAATCAAAAAGGTGCGTTTTAATGTTCTTATTAAATGTAAACATAACAAGGAGAGATAACAATGTATCTTACTGAAAACTTACAGGAAAAGTGGCAGCCAGTCCTAGAACATCCAGATTTACCAAAAATCGAAGATGCTTATAAAAGAGCTGTAACTACTGTGATTTTAGAAAATCAAGAAAAATCAGTTAGGGAGGACCGAAGCTTTATGACTGAGGCTGCTCCTGTAAACGCAACTGGTGCTTCTGTAGACAACTTTGATCCAGTTTTAATATCGCTAGTCAGACGTGCTATGCCAAATCTTATCGCATACGATATTTGTGGTGTACAACCAATGACTGGTCCAACAGGCTTAATCTTCGCAATGAAGTCAAGATTCGGTACACAAGCAGGTGCAGAAGCACTATTCAATGAAGCAGATTCAGATTTTTCTGCTAGAGATGCTGCTGGAGGTTCAGGTTCCCCTGACGCTCAGGCTGGTACTAACCCTGCAACACTAAACGATTCACCTTCTGCTGGAACTTACACAACTGGTTCTGGTATGAGTACTGCTCAGGCAGAAACTTTAGGTGATGGTACTGATGAGTTCGCTGAAATGGCTTTCTCAATCGACAAAGTAACTGTTACTGCTAAATCTCGTGCTCTAAAAGCAGAGTACACTATGGAACTTGCACAAGACTTAAAAGCAATCCACGGTTTAGACGCTGAAACAGAACTTGCAAACATCCTTTCAAGTGAAATTCTTGCTGAAATCAACAGAGAAGTAGTTAGAACTATTTACGGTCACGCTAAACCAGGCGCTCAAGTAAATGTAACAACTGCTGGTATCTTCGATTTAGATACTGACTCAAACGGTAGATGGTCAGTTGAGAAATTCAAAGGGCTGTTATATCAACTAGAAAGAGATGCTAACGCTATCGGTCAACAAACTCGTAGAGGTAAAGGGAACATTATTATTTGTTCTGCTGATGTTGCTTCTGCATTACAAATGGCTGGTGTTTTAGATTACGCTCCTGCGTTGAACAACAACTTAAATGTTGATGATACAGGTAATACTTTTGCTGGTGTACTTAACGGTAAGTTTAAAGTGTATGTTGACCCATATGCTGCTAACGTATCTGCAAGTCAGTACTATGTAATTGGTTACAAAGGAACTTCACCTTACGATTCTGGTCTGTTCTATTGCCCATATGTTCCATTACAAATGGTTCGTGCAGTTGGTCAAGACAGTTTCCAACCAAAAATTGGATTTAAAACTAGATACGGAATGGTTCAAAATCCTTTCGCAACTTCTGCTGGCGACGGCGCATTAGATAACTCTGGTGCAGTTGGTGCTACAGCACAAAACCTATACTACAGACGAGTTAAAGTTACAAATATTATGTAATTTCGATTCTTCTCGAAAAGTAGTAAAAAAGGGGCTTCGGCCCCTTTTTTTAAGCCTTAATAATACCCCCCTAAAAAACCTTTATAAATATAAGTATGACAACAACAAATATAATTAATAGAGAACCTTCTAAGAGTGATTATGCTAGTCCTATTCAATTTAGGTTCAAGTGTACTAAACTTCCAACAGTAGAGTTTTTTGTACAGAGTGCTAACATACCTGGTATCAATCTAGGTTCAGCACAACAAAATACTCCATTGTATGATATGCCTCTGCCTGGAGACAAGATAACTTTTGCGGCTCTTGATATGTCATTTCTTGTTGACGAAAATTTAAACAACTATAAAGAGATACATGACTGGATTCTTGGTCTAGGATTTCCTAGTAACAATCAGCAGTTTCAAGATTTACAATCTGCTGGTTCAGATAGATTTCCTGGTTCTTCTAAAAGTTCAGCCGTAACTGGTACCTCTACACCACAACCTTTAAATGAAGGTGGTATATATTCTGACGCAATACTTACATTTTTAAATAGTAAAAATATTCCTAAGACAGAAATAAGATCTCAAAATATTTACCCAACATCTTTGGGTAGTTTAAATTATGATGTAAGACAAACTGATGTAGATTATTTAAGTGCTTCAGTTAGTTTTAACTATATGAATTATGATATAGTACAAATATCTACTTCATAGTAGAATAATATAGGATGGTATATAATGATGACAGCGTTTTGCTTTGGTAATGGTAATTCTCGTAAAGGTCTAAATCTAGACGATTTCAAAAAACACGGAACAGTAATAGGTTGTAATGCAATCTATCGTGATTTCACACCAGATATTGTTGTGGGATTAGATTCACAAATAGGTCACGAAATATATCGGTCAGGATATGCACACAAAAACACTTGTTATTTAGGATATTGGACACCTGTGCCAATATTTGTTGCAAAAGAAATGATGAAAACTATGGCAGATAAAACTGACATTGTTTGGAATGATAGTGAAGAAGTGGTTTATCATGGTGCTGATGGAGTGTTTACGCTCACAAAAGGGCATAACTTAGGCACGACCTATATCACCGGAGTAACCAACAATGATAAAGTAGAGAACATAGAGCCAGATATAGATGGCTTTGCATATGCAACAGGCACAAGAGCAATCTATCTGGCGTGTGAACTTGGTGCAAAAGAAGTTTATATTATCGGTCATGATTTATATTCAACAGACGATAGAGTGAACAACATCTATGCAGGAACTTCTTGTTATGTAGATAAAGATACTCCAATGATGAGGCCTGATAAATCAGAGAAAGATGATTTACACCATTGGATACTGCAACATAAAAATACATTTAATAAATTTAAAGATGTTAATTTTTACAAGGTAAATCTGAATACTATTGGCACATCATCAATAGATTGTGAAATAGATGAATGGAAAGACTGTGATAATCTTACCTATATTACACAAAAAGAAATGGTTAAAGCCTTGACAAACCAACCAAAAGGTGATATAATACACTCATGACATTAGAAGAATTACAACAACAAGTAGATAGAGATTTTAAATTAGATGATACTGAGCTAGATGCTGAGTCGATTAAAATACCTTTATTACATAATAAATACCTACAACACTTTAATAAGTTTTCTTTATTACTCAAGAAAGCAGAATATGAATATAAAACTTTACAAAGACACAAGTGGGAATATTATACAGGTAAATCAGACCCTTCGGTTTATACAGAGAAACCATTTGATTTAAAAATATTAAAAGCAGATGTACACATTTATATGGATTCAGATGATGAGTTACAGAGAGCAGACCAAAAAGCTGCATATCTAAAACAAGTCGTTACATATCTTGAACAAGTTTTAAGAAGTATAAACAGCAGAACCTTTTTAATTAAAAATGCGATAGAGTGGAAAAAGTTTACTAGCGGCGCAATATAATGCAACATCAAAAAATATTTGCTACTAATATATTCTTATTAGATAATTTCATAGACGATACAGATACAATGAAAGAGTATGTTGGTGACCTATGGAAAGAAAGAGACTATGATGTTAATTGGCAAACAAAATCAGCAAACTTACACACAAAAAAAGAGTTTAAATCGTTTTCAGATTTAATTATAAAGACTGGTAAAGATATATGTAACACACTAGGTTATGATGTAAAGGATTTAGTCATTACTGATATGTGGGCAAATGTTTTAAAACAAAATGAACATCACCCTGCTCACACACATTCAAATAATTTTTTAAGTGGCACTTATTATTTGCAATCAGACCAAGGTGCAAGTATAGTTTTTCATGACCCAAGACCTGCAGCTGATGTTATAGTGCCTAAAAAAATTGAAACAAATGATTTAAATGCTAGTCTATTAAGTTATGCATCAAAAACAAATAGAGCAATATTTTTTCCTGCGTGGTTGCCCCATTGGGTACAACAAAATAATTCAAAAAACAAACGTATAAGTATAGCCTGGAATATGCAAGTAAAAGGTCAAGTAGGAGAACATCATGAGTTTCAGTCAGCCAATCTCTAAAGACAAAGTTTATAATTACATATATTATTATCCACAAGTATTAGACTCGGTCGCTTGTGATAATATAGTAAATCATTATAACAAAGATACGTTTAATAAGTGGCAAACTTCAACTTTCTCAACTGCTAATAAAAATCTAGGCACATCTAAAGTTGATATGAAAGAGTTTTGGATTACACCACAACATCAAGACTATCAAGTTATACAAAAAGGATTTAAAATAGCCGTAAACGATTATATATCAATACATGATAAAATTAAAATACAAGAATACACAAACTTTAGAATTAACTGTTACGACACAGGGGGTTTTATGAAAGAACATATAGATAATATACATTATAGTCATGGTCAAAAACAAGGTTATCCACATCTAACATCTTTAATATTTTTAAATGATGATTATGAAGGTGGTGAGTTTGTACTATGTGGTGAACCTTTAGAAAAGAAAAAAGGTTCAGCAGTTGTTTTTCCGTCAAACTTTATGTTTCCACATGAAGTTAAAAAAGTTATTAGTGGTGATAGATATAGTGTGATGACATGGATACTTTAATACTAAAAAAGAAAAATGAAGTCTATATAACTGTTGATTGTGACCCTAACATTCAGCGAGAAATATCAGAGTTCTTTACATTTTATGTACCAGGCTACAAGTTTATGCCTGCATTCCGTAATCGTATGTGGGATGGTAAGATAAGATTATATTCTCAAAAGACAAAAGAGATATACTTTGGATTGTTTCCATACATTAGAGCCTTTGCTGAAGAAAGAGGATATAATATTGTATCAGAAGAAGGTGTTGAGGTTAATAATAAAGTAGATAAAGATGTTGTCAAAAAATTCTCAAACAGTCTAGGTCAAAAGTTTGAGGCAAGAGATTATCAGATAGACGCCATATATCATAGTTTAAAGTTCAATAGGTCGTTGCTACTGAGTCCTACAGCATCAGGTAAGTCATTCATCATATATTCGTTAATACGATACTATACTCATTTAATCAAAGATGCCCCTAACAATCGAATATTATTGATTGTACCAACAACCTCGTTAGTTGAACAGATGTATTCTGACTTTGAATCATACGGTTGGAATGTAAAGAAAAATTGTCATAAATTATATAGTGGATATTCAAATCAAACAGATAAGAAAGTTCTTATATCGACATGGCAGAGTTTATATAAGTTACCAAAAGCATATTTCGAACAGTTTGGTTGTGTCTTTGGTGATGAAGCCCATTTATTTAAATCTAAATCACTTACAGAGATTATGACAAAACTTGAAGATTGTAAATATCGTATTGGTCTTACTGGTACACTAGATGGTGCTCAGACACATAAACTAGTATTAGAAGGTTTGTTTGGTGCTGTCAATAAAGTTACATCTACAAGAAAACTAATGGACAAACAACAGCTGTCTAATTTAGTTGTTCGTTGTTTAATTTTAAAACACACAGTAGAAAATAGTAAAATGGTTGCAAGTGGTAAATATCAAGATGAAATAGACTATCTAGTAAGTAGTAAATCAAGACAAAAATTTATTCGTAATCTAGCACTTAAATTAAAAGGTAACACTTTAGTTTTATTTCAGTTAGTAGAAAAACATGGTAAGAATTTACATGAGATAATAAAAAAGAAGGCTGATGCCAATCGAAAAGTTTTTCTTATTTTTGGTGGTGTTGAAGCTAATGAGAGAGAAGCAATAAGAGGAATAGTAGAAAAAGAAAAAGATGCCATTATTGTTGCAAGTTATGGTACATTTAGTACTGGTGTTAATATTAAAAATTTACACAACATTATTTTTGCTAGTCCTTCTAAAAGTAGAATAAGAAATTTACAAAGTATAGGTCGTGGTTTAAGATTAGGTGATAATAAAGTTAATGCTACCTTATATGATATAGCAGATGATTTAACTTATAAATCTAAAGAAAACTTTACAATAAAACATTTTCAAGAAAGGATAAACATCTATACAGAGGAAGAGTTTGATTACGAGATGCATAATATCGACCTAAAAGAATAGATAAATAGTTATATGGATAAATTACAAGAAAAAGCCCCAAACGATTTAACAGACTATAGAATAGTTAGGTTAACAGACGGCAGTACATTAGTCGGAAGTATATCTATAGATAAAGACTTTTTACGAATACAAAATCCTTTACAATTAATTACAACCCCAAGAATGACTGCACAAGGACTAAAAGACGATAACACCCTAGCACCTTGGGTACCATTTACAAACGATAAAATGTTTGTTGTTCCAAAAGATAAGGTAATGGTTATTTCAAGAGCTGCAAAAGAATTAGCAAACTATTATGAGGTAATATTGTCAAAGTTACAACATACTAAAATAAAGGCAGCCTACACACCTCAAGAGATAGAAAGGATGTTAGAGGTTGCTGAAGATTTAGATACTGAGTTAAGAGAACAAGAAGAACAAGAAGAAGCACAATTAGAATATGAAGAACTTGATAATAAGACTATACACTAACTGTCTTATAGCTTAGCTTCTTATCAAGCAGCGACATAGTCGATTATACACACATTCCTAGGATTGTCAAGCAGTAACCAGGAATTAAATTCAATTAAAAAAAAGGATAGAGATGATAAGTTGTCCAAAGTGTAAAGATATAGAGATGATATGGGGTGGCGACCATGACAATGATGACGAAGATGATAAGGAATATTTAGTTATGTCTAATTTTAGTTGTCCCAAATGTGAAACAATAGTATATGTAAATTAAATTAAAAAAACTTATAGAAAGGCTTGCATTTAAACACAAAATGTAGTATAATAAAAATTATGAAAAAAGAAGACGAAGAAGTAAAAGAAGTAAAAGAAGTAAAATTAAAACCAAGAGAGAAACCTCATTATGTAAATAATGCTCAGTTCCTAGAAGCGATGATAGAATATAGGGATAACTGTGAGAAGGCTAAAGAGCAAGGTAAAGAAAAACCGGTAGTTACTAATTATATTGGTGAATGTTTTTTAAAGATTGCTAATCACCTATCTTACAGACCAAATTTTATTAATTATACTTACAGAGATGATATGATTAGTGATGGTATTGAGAACTGTTTACAATATATGTACAATTTCAATCCAGATAAAAGTAAAAATCCATTTGCATATTTTACACAAATAATTTACTATGCATTTATTAGAAGAATACAAAAAGAAAAAAAACAATCAACTATAAAAAATAAACTAATTTCTGAATATGGCGCTCATAATATGATGGACCAAATGATTGGTGATGAGGCTCAGTATCAAAGTCAAATGTTAGACTATCTACAAAAAAATACAAAAGAAGATTAAAATAATAATATGAAAATAGCATTGTTGAATGACACCCATTTTGGTGCCAGAAATGACAGTAATATATTTGATGAATACTTTTATAAGTTTTATGACAATGTATTCTTTCCTTATTTAAAAGAGAACAATATAAAAACACTTATTCATTTAGGTGATATTGTTGATAGAAGAAAATTTATTAACTTTAGAATTGCACACAACTTTAAACATAAGTTTATGCAACGACTATGGGATGAAAAGATAGATACACACATACTCATAGGCAACCACGATATCTATTATCGAAATACAAATAAAGTAAACGCTATTCAATCATTATGTACAGCACCTGATGGCGTGAACGAACCATTTATTTACGAGGATCCTAAAGTTGTAGAGTTTGATGGTTTAAATATTTTGATGATGCCTTGGATTAATCCTGAAAACGAAGCACATTGTTTTGAAATGTTGAACACAGCAAATGCTGATGTATGCATGGGGCATTTTGACTTAAACGGATTTAGAATGATGGACACCGTAGTACAAAGACACGGTTATGATAAATCAATTGTATCACGATTTGAAAAAACTTATAGTGGTCATTTTCATCACAAGAATGACGATGGTCAAGTTTATTATCTAGGCAGTCAATATGAAATGACATGGTCGGATTACAACAATCAAAAAGGTTTTCATGTATTCGATACTGAAACAAGAGAAGTTGAGTTTATAAAGAACCCACATACAATATTTAAAAAACTTGTGTATGATGATACCGATAAAAACTATGATAAGTTTGATATAACAGACTACAATCAAAAGTTTATTAAACTAGTAGTAGCAAACAAAAAAGACCATCAAATGTTTGATAGACTCCTTGATAGATTATACAATGAGATTAGTGTACATGAATTAAAGATAATAGAAGACTATTCTGATTTAAGTCATACCAATGTAAGTGATGATGTAGCAGAAGGTTCCGAAGATACAATCACACTTGTTAATGATTATGTAGACCAGTTACCTGTTGACTTGGACAAAGACAAGTTAAAAGTTATGATTAAAGAAATGTATGTTGAAGCACAAGATACGGAGGTCAAAGATTGATATTATTTAAAAAAGTAAGATATAAAAACTTTTTAAGTACGGGTCAACAGTTTATAGAAATAGATTTAGACAAAGCAAATACTACATTAGTTGTCGGTGAAAACGGTGCAGGGAAATCTACAATGTTAGACGCCTTATGTTTTGGTTTGTTTCAAAGACCATTTCGTGGGATTAAAAAAGACCAATTAATTAATTCTATTAACGAAAAAGGATGTGTTGTTGAAGTTGAATTTACAGTAGGTCAAAAAGATTATAAGATTATAAGAGGCATCAAACCAAATATATTTGAGATATGGTGTGATGGTGATATGTTAAATCAAGACGCTGCTCAAAGAGATTATCAGAAACATCTAGAACAACAAATATTAAAACTAAACTTTAGGTCATTTACTCAAGTTGTGATACTAGGTAATGCTTCGTTTGTGCCATTTATGCAACTAAGAGCAAGGCATAGGCGACAAGTAGTAGAAGAAATATTAGACATTGAAATATTTTCTAAAATGAACCTGCTGTTTAGAGAGAAACAAAAGAACCAAGATGAGTTAATTAAACAAACAGATTTTAATTTTCAGTTAGTTGATAACAAGATTGAAGATAAAAGAAAATATATTGATGATATTAGTAATCGTAGTAAAGATTTAGCAGACTCTAAAAAGGCAGATTTAGATAAATCTACAATCGATATATCTAACTATGAAGAAGATATAAAACGAGTTAGAGTAGAGATTGCTGAATTACAAAAACTAGTATTAGATGAAACAAAGATAACTGCTAAACATAAGAAGCTTCATAATATGGAAGCAAAGTTAGAGAATACTTGTAACAAACATAAAAAAGATTTAAGTTTCTTTCAGACATACAATGATTGCCCTACTTGTCAACAAGCAATTGATGAAGCATTTAAGTCTACAATGATTAGCAAAAAGGCAGAAAAAGTACAAGAGTTAGAAATAGCACTTGGTCAGATAGAAAAAGAAATTAAAACTAGTGATATGAAACTAACCACGATTAATAAAACAATGGTCTTAATCAGAGAAAAAGAGTTATTGATTAATCGTTATGAGACATCTATAGAAGAAATAAAAAAACAAACAATTAGATTAAGTCAAGAGATAACAGAATTACAAGATGAAAAGGTATCTACAGCTGAACAAACTGGTGAGTTAAATCAGTTAGTCAGTCAATCTTCGCAACTAGAAAAAGATAAGTTAGACCAGAAAAAAGAAATGCTTTACATAGATACCGCTAGACATCTTATGCAAGATACTGGTATCAAAACTAAAATTATAAAACAATATCTACCAGTTATGAATCAATTAATTAACAAGAATTTAGCAAGTATGGATTTCTTTGTTAATTTTAGTCTAGATGAAGAATTTAACGAGACAATAAAATCTAGACATAGAGATGAGTTTAACTATCATTCATTTAGTGAGGGTGAAAAGTTAAGAATAGACTTGGCAATACTATTCACATGGCGAGAAATTGCTAAACTTAAAAATTCTACAAATACAAATCTACTTATACTTGATGAAATATTTGATAGTTCACTAGACAGCTCAGGCACAGATGAGTTTATGCGAATACTTCATTATACTTTGAAAAAAGAAAATGTATTTGTCATATCTCACAAAGGCGACACTCTTATAGATAAGTTCCCAAGAGTAATGAAGTTTGAGAAATATAAAAACTTTACAAGGATGGCAGAATAATGGCAGAAAAACTAACACCAGAAAAAATAGAAGAGGCAGTAAGATACTACGAAGATATTACAAGTGGTAAAACTCCTATTCTAGATAAAGACCAAAATTTTAAAAAAGAAGAACCTAAAATTTTAGATAGTCAAGCAAGACCAATTAAGGATATGCACGAACATTTAAAGAAAAAAGACCCTAATTCATATCCATTAATACCACCTACAGACCCTAGACTGTTAATGAATATAGCACCTTATACAGATGATATGTTAAAAGTGTTTGAGATAAAAGATAGAAAAGAATTGTCTGATAAAATGTATAAGAGTATGGTTAAATATGGTGGCATAGGATTATCAGCAAATCAAGTTGGTCTACCATTTCGTATGTTTGTTATGGGAGGTCACCCACAGATAGATGATGGCAAAGTAAGAAACTGCTTTAATCCAATTATTAAAGATTTAAGTGAAGAAACAGTTTTAATGAAAGAAGGTTGTTTATCATTCCCATTTTTATTTCTATCAATCAAAAGACCTCAATGGGTAAATG